ATTGTTTGTTTTGTTTTTAATATTTAATACAAGCTAATAAAGCTACGTTTCTTGGTCTTGTTTCTGTACCACCAGAGTCGATAGGTGAGTCTTTTGTGTACATAGATCTACCATTACCAGAGGCTGTAGAAGTAGCGTCATATGCAAAGTTTCCACTAGATCCTATACTTTGGAAATTTCCTATACTAGAATTAGCTATCATGTCATCTCCACCAAAAACGTGTTGGTGATTTTTCCACTGGTCTGACTGTGTAGATTTAAATGATCTATTAGCATCTACACCTTTTCCGTCATCCCAACCTCTAATAAACTCACCTCTAAGATCAGGTAACGTAGCTCCAACTAATGCGTATAATGCAGAAAAATCTGCGGTAACTCCTTGTACAGTTCCAGTTCCATTAGGAATAGTATCACCGTTAGCTTTTAAATATCCAGTTGGTGGTGGTGTACCTGCTCCTCCCACTCCTGCGTACCATATAACAGTTCCTATTGGATTACTGAAAGTTGTTTGTAAGGCTGCAAGAAGAGCACTGTCTAATTTAACTTGGGTGACTGCACCGTCAGCTATCTTGGCTGTAGTTACGTTAGTGTCAGCTATCTTGGCTGTAGTTACGTTAGTGTCAGCTATCTTGGCTGTAGTTACAGCAGTGTTAGCTAAATCAGCAGTCTTTACTTCTAAATCTAAAATCTTGTCAGTTGTAATAGAGTTGTCCGCTATATTAGATCCACTAATTACGATGGCTGATCCTGAATTACCTAATGCTAAAGCATTTAATTTTGTTGTATTTTCATCAGCTACAAATAAAGATTGTTTATTACAAGTATTTAGATCTATAGCTCTAATTGAAGATCCCGAAACAAACGTAGCTGCTAATGTCTCAGGGTCAGTTTCTCTATAAATACGTACATTGTTTGTTCCCGAAGCAGTGTTACTTGAAAAAGTTACATTACCACCAGAAACTGAATTGTAATTATTTATAGTAAATCCAGAACTTAAGTCATTATTATTAACGCTGACTTTTATATCTGATTGTTGTATGGATGGGAAGGTAAAGTTAAATGGACCGGTCCCACCACCATTGTGTCTGTTTTCTGATGCCATTTATTTGTTTTTGTTATTTAAAATATTTTGAATTTTTTCTTCACGAGTGAAGTTTCTAGTTTTTTTATTTGAAGCAAGGTTATCGACCTTTCTCTCTTTGCTCTCTTTAGTTAGTTGTATTACTTCTGGCTCATTCTTAATCTTTGACCATGCTTTCTTCTTAGCATTTTCAAATAATCTTTTAAGAACATCGTTGTGATAATAAGCCTTCATTGGATCTCTAGCTCTATTTCCGTTCCATGTATCAGCTTCCATGCTTTTAATTGAAGCAATCATTTTTGGATCTCTAGCTAATAAATCTAATTGATATTGAAGGTTTTGATCTCCAATTGCTTTTTGGAACATTGATCTTATATGAGGATGATCTTTAAAACTGACATTTATATTTCCATAGGTATAACCATATGTAGTAGTTCTTAAATCATATTTACTATCAAACAATAACTTACGTCCTGGACTGTAATCTAAGCTAATATTTACAGGACTAATAGCATTAAACATACGAGTTGGAAAATCCCAATCTCTTATTGGTCTTCCAGTAAGCATGTCATATTTAGTAGGTACTGCACCTTCACCAGCTAAACCTTCTGCATATAAATTTCTATTTCTCCAAGATTGAAGCCATCCAGCATTTAATTCTTTCATATGTGGATTAATGACTTTACCAAATTCATTTCTTAAAGAAGATAAAGGCAAGGCATTATTAGTTAAACTTGCAATAATACGTTCAAATTGTCCTTCTTTTCCAGCAAATAAATCTACAAATTGTTGAATACTTGCTAAATAAGATTTATTTGCTAAACCTTGCATTAATACAATAGCTAATTTTCTATATTGTTTTTCTGTATTTTCTGGACCCATTTGGTTCATATGGTCGCCAATATTACCAACAGCTGAAAGTATCAGGTTAAATGGTTCCAATGCGTCATAACTAACCCATACATTTCCAAGTTTTATACTTCTAGGTTTCCATCCATCATCAATCCATTTTTGACGTAACTTTCTATCAGATGGACCATCACCAGTTAAACCACCAGATATATAATGCATATTTGCCAACATGATTAATGAGGAACCAATTGCCATTCTTCCTCTCATAAGTGCTTTAGCATTAGCTAATTCAGTAGCATTGGTAATTCCATAACGCCTTACCATACTTAAATCTTTACTAGTAGCTCTAAATATGTCTCTACTTTCTTCAACAAGCATGTTGAAAACAGGTGTATGTTTAGCTGTCAATTCAAGACCATTCATACCAGTTCTAGCAAATAATAGAAATGGTTTAGTCCAAGGATTAGCACTAAATGTTGCATCTAGTTTTTTAGCAAATCCATGTAAATCACTTGTTAAAGTTGCTTCTTTCTTACTGTATAAAGCTGCATCATCAATGATATTTCCATCAGCATCCATTATCTGACTGAAGAAATCATCTTGAGACTTTTTAAGCATTTCAGGTGAAATCTCTGTGATCTGTCCTGTGTTGTACAAATCCATTGCTTCACGCATAGCTTTCTCTTTTGCTTTAGCTCTAGCTAATATCAATCCAAATGCGTCATCAGTCGCACCCATTATTTTGGTTGAATAGGTTGTCCATTTAGTATCATTTAACCATCTAATACCATTAGCAGTATGGAAAGCCAGTCGTTCTCCACCTGTAGCTTCTCCAGCAGCAGTCTTTTTCTCAAGCCAATCCGTGTACATTCTCCACTGCTCGTCACCTTTAGTTACTTCATTAAATCTAGTCTTAATAGTTGTTAGATCTCCTGACCAGTAACCATTAAGGTTTTTAGTAAATAATGTCCAAGCTTCTGGTATGGCTTCACGCATAGCATTAAAAGATGCTAATGAAGCACGTACAGTAGCTCCATCTCCACGAAGAGAAGCACCTAATGACATAGATAAAGGTCTTAAAAATGTAGCAGTACCTGTACCTAAAATTGCTCTTATAGGAGTTTTAAGTCCACTAAGTACGCTATTGGTCATAACTCGACCCATACCTCTAACAATTAAACCTGATTCTTTTTTAATCTTCCCTTTCGTATCTGCGAACTTACCACCAAGAAACTTTTTCCTTATATAGTTATCAAAGTCAGTAAGGTTATGAATATCACCACCCATTGAAACAGCTTCCATATAAGCTTTAAATAAATCATCATCTCCATCTCCAGCCATTTGTATAGCTAGTTGATGAGCTTTGATTGATTGTTCAGCATCAGCTTGAATTTCTGCTTTTATTTCTGCTTTAGTAGGTTTTTTCATACCTCTATTTTGCAATAAAGCGAATGAGTTACTTTGCAGTTTTTTTGATGTATTAACGTGAATAATACCGGCAATGATTTTGTCATACATTGCAGCAGCTGGTGAATCTATATCTCTTAAATCAGCTATGTCATATAACTCTCTGTTTGTAATACCAGAATCTCTTATCTCTTTTAATAGAGCACCAATTACTAATTCAGATGCTTTTACTTGATTAGAATCTATATAATTAACACCAAATGCTCTTTGGTTTTTTTCTAAAAACTTCCAATATTCTGTTGCAGATATTTCACTAACATTTCTTCCATCATGTATTTTTTGAGCTAATGCAAGTGCGTCACCCCATAATTCATAAACAGGTTTATTTTGTGCAGCTGCTTTACCAACTTCTTCCTGTACTCTGGCATCACTCATATATTGCGACATAACTCTTTTAAGATCTTTAAGAGCCATGTTTGCATTAACTTGTATTCTTTTTAATCCAGCCGGTGTATATACAGAACCAGCAGATCCTATTTCAGCACCATATTCATGGTTAATACGTTTAAGTGATTGATCTATGTCATAGGCATCATCAATAGATGTAGTAGCACCCTGCCATTTATTAGCCATGCTTCTGTTTTTGTATGCACCATAGTCTTCACCTTTGACCTGATCCATAGCCATTTCGACATTCTGTTTATTGATACTGTCGTTTCTTTTTGCTGCTTTTTGAACAGCATTATCAA